CGCAGCAGCATTTGTTTGAGCACTATTTTTAGCAGTGTCAATAAAACCGGTAAGACCTCCAATTAAACCAACACCTGCCAAATTACCTAAGTTTTTTTGTATGATTGATGATACTTTTTTAAACACTATAAATACCTTTAGATTTACTATTATTTATATCATATGAAACAAAGTTATAAAGGTTTATACAGACCATCTTACCCTAAAAAATATGTGGGTGATCCAACAAGAATTGTTTATCGTTCTTTATTAGAAAGACGCATGATGGTATACTTAGATAAAAATGATAGTATTGAATACTGGAGTTCTGAAGAGCTACCAATCGTTTATCGTTCACCAATAGACTATCGAATACACAGATACTTTCCTGATTTTATATTTAAAATAAAAGAGGGTAAAAAATTTATGGTTGAAGTTAAACCATATCGACAGTGCTTTCCACCAAAGAAACCAAAGAAACAAGGTAAGTCATATCTACGTGAACATTTAGAATTTGTTAAAAATCAGGCTAAGTGGAAAGCGGCAGAGATATACTGTAAAGACAATGATTTAGAGTTTAAAATCTTTACTGAAAAAGAATTAGGTGTCACTTTTTGACATAAATATAGTAAATGGCAAGTATTTTAGATACTCTTAAAAACAAAGAGGGCGGCGTAAGAAAATCAGCAAGTTGGTATAGAAACGCAGTGGCATCTATCGCTGATAGAGTGTCTGCGGCTAAACTAATGCGTCAGGGTACAATGACAGGTCGTCCAAATATAGGTTTATTAAATCTATTTTTTTATGACCCAAAGTTTAAAAAGAAATTACCCTACTACGATACCTTTCCATTAGTATTACCTTTAGAAACGATACCAGGAGGATTTAGTGGTATAAACTTTCACTATCTCGCTCCGTTATTAAGATTTAGACTACTAGAACAGATGCAAAGATTTTTAACAGACGATAAGATGGATTCAAAAACAAGATTTGATGTAAATTATGGTGCAGTAAAAAACATTGCGCTTGTAAAACCTACGATTAAAAAATATCTTTTTGGACACGTGCGTTCAGGTTTTTTAAAGATAAGTGTGGCACAGGCAGCAATCGCTGTATATCTACCTGTTCAACAATTTCAAAAACGTTCTGCTGAATATGTATATAGACAATCAAGGAATTTTATCTAATGGCAATATTGAGAGCTGGAAAACGTATTGGTGGTTTTGATGTACGATTAGGTATACCACGAGACCGTTCTTTAGATAATGTAGAAAATGACCCACGTTTTAGACAAAAGGCAGGTAGTAATCCTCAAACTACTATTGGTCGATATCAGGCCTATGTAAATGAGGCAGAGGGTTTTGCACGAAAGGCAAGATTTTATGTTGAATTTAATTTACCAAAGGGTGTTCCTCTTGCAGCATTATCAAATGCAGCAATAAATCCACAAATAGAATTTATAGAAGGTAATCAATTATCAAATGCATCTAATGAATTATTAGAGACTTTTAGAACACAACAACAGCATCTTGCGATACAACAAACAAACGCAAAAAGAGTTCAGGCGTTTTGTAGAGCTATTAGTATACCAAGTCGAGAGGCGGTGGCAAAAGAGATTAAACATAATGGCCCAGCGAGAAAGTTCATATATGATTATAAGTCAGACCCTATACAAGCTACTTTTTACGCAGATAAATTTATGAGAGAAAGGTCATATTTTGAAGTATGGCAACAATCTGCATTTAGTACACAGTCTCACAACTATAACTTTTATGATAATTACGTATCCGATATTAATATATTTCAATTAGGAAGTTTTGAAAGTAGAAATGAAAGAGATGATGTTACATATGCAGTAAAACTTTTTGACTGTTATCCAAGAGTATTAAGTGCTGTTGATTATGCATCTGAGGCTAATGAAGTTCAAACGTTTACTGTTACTTTAGAATTTAGATATTGGATAAACTATTTTATAGACAGAGCAGGAAATATAGAATTAGGCAGACCTAACTTCGCAGATGTAACTGTAAAAAGTAAATATGGTGCGTTTGGAAGTTTTTTAAACAAATTACCTCCAGAATTAAGAAGAGCAGGTACAGAGGTACTAGAAGGGTTAAAAAGAAAAATACCAATCGGCGGTATCACAGGAGGTCGAGTATTTCCTCCTTTTGGAAATCTACCACCGTTAAATCTATAATATATATTATAAAGGAGTAAATTATGTTACCAAAAATTGAAGTCCCTACTTATGAATTGACACTTCCGTCAATAGACAAAAAAGTTAAGTATAGACCTTTTTTAGTCAAAGAGGAAAAAATATTATTCATAGCTATGGAATCAAAAGATAATAAAGAAATGGTAAACGCAATGAAAGACATAGTCAATGCGTGTACTTTTAATACGATTAATGTAAATACATTACCTCTATTTGATGTAGAATATATTTTTTTAAATATAAGAGCAAAATCAATAGGTGAGATTGCTAAGTTTAAAGTTATATGTCCTGATGATAGTAAAACTTATACTGATGTAGAAGTTGACCTAACTAAAGTAGAAGTGCAGGTAGATGATGACCATACAAATAAAATTGAGATTGACGAAAAAAGAAAACTAGGAGTGGTTTTAAAGTATCCTACGCTGAATAATTATAAAGTGGGTGAAGATTTGGAAAATGCAAAATTTGAAACAGTATTTGATATACTGATTGATTGTATAGACCATATCTTTGAAGGCGAAAAGATTTATTCTGCAAAAGATGCTACTAAACAAGAATTAAAAGATTTTATTGAGAGTTTATCACAAGATAGTTTTAGTAAAATTAAAAAGTTCTTTGATACCATGCCTAAATTGAAATATGATGTTGAAGTCACAAATCCTAAGACAAACGTAAAAAGTAAAGTTTCTTTTGTAGGATTACAAGATTTTTTCGAATAAGCCTCACCCATAATAGCCTAGAGGCAATATACGAGACTAATTTTGCGTTGATACAACATCATAAATATTCATTAACTGAGATAGAAAATATGATACCTTGGGAACGTGATATTTACGTTCAAATGTTAGTTGATTATATAAAAGAGGAAAACGAGAGAAAGCAAAGAGACAAACAATGAGTTGTGAACATAAAGAAAGTCCCTGGAGAACCAACTGGCGGCCCGCTATGGGTTGGTTATACTTAACCGTGTGCGTATGTGATTTTATATTATTTCCTATATTATGGAATATGGCACAAACAATATATTTAAGTCAAGTTGTGTTGACACAATGGAACCCCATAACATTGTACGGTGCAGGCTTCTTTCATATCGCAATGGGTGCGGTATTGGGTATTACTTCTTATGGTAGGTCACAAGAAAAAATTGAAGATAAAAGAATAATTGCTCAAACCACACATACAACAACACAACAAAAATTTAAAACAGACGACCAGATAGGTTAATAAATGGCAATAGAAAAAGACCCAAATGACCCGACCGGTTTACTTAGAGCAGTAAAGAGCAGTGTGCCAGGCGGAACCACAGAGGATACAGAATTAAATGAAGATGTATTAAGTGAAGAAAGTAAAAATAAATTCTTTGGTACCCTGCGTGATGTATTTCAAAAAAAATTAGATGAGTTAGAATTAAATAAGACACTTGAATCTATTGCTGAGTCACTTCAATCATCTACTAAAAAAACAATGTCATCAATCGTACAGTCGGTTATACCTGATGTCTCTGTAGAATTAAAACAAATATCTGAAAAATTTACCACAGGTCAAGATAAAGATTTTGAAGATGCACTTAATAGATTGGATAAAATTGTAAAAAATACTGGCGTTAATCTATACGATTTTAGTGAAAAACTAGGTAAAAATTTTGATAAACTAGCTCAAGTATATGGCAAGAGAACAGAAAAGATTAGAGAGCTAGAAGAAGAAAAAGAAATATTAAAAGAAAAAAACATATACACAAAAATTGTAGATAATAATTTAACAAAAGAAAAAGAATTAAAAATTTTAACGTTAAGAGAACAAAAAGATGAAATAAACAGTATTTTTAGAGAAGAAAAACTATTAAAAGATAAAGAAAAACAATTTGAAAAAGAAAAAAACTTAATACTAAAACAAAAAGAAACATTGAATAAAACTGAACAAGAGAATATATTTAATAATGAAAAAATTTTAAAACAAGAGAGATTAAATTTAGAAAAAAGAAAAACAGATATTAATTATGGTGATAGACAACCTACAGGTGTACGTGCAGGACTACAAACAGCAGGCCAATTTATAAGAGGTGAGAGAGGTTCTGATTTTACTAGAACACTTATGGGTAATGTATATGCACAATTTACGGCACCTTTTGAGGCCATAAAGATGTTTAAAGACCAAGTAATGGGCGTGGCCGGATTTTTAAAAGATTTAGGTAAGGGTGCATTTAAATTGACAATGTTATTTGGTAAATTAATACTTGCGATTATACCTTTTTTAATACCAGTTGCACTCGTAACGTTAGGTCTATTTGCTCTCGTATCTATACTAAAAAAAATTGGTAGATTTTTTGGTTTAGGTAAAGAAGACGACGCAAAAGCTGATTTACAGAATAAGGCTCAACAAAATACACAAGACCAAGATATTGATGCATTACCTAAACTAGATGATACAAAATCATCTTTTGATAAAATTATACCAGAGATGGGTAAACCTGAGGGTCAAATGGTAAGTTTAAGACGAAAAAGAGAGAGAGATAATGATATGCCGTTACCAGGTGAGTTTGCACAATTAAATAAAGATTTTATGATAGGTAGAGAGATTGCTGCAGGTGGTATGGCCCCAATCGTTACAAATATCGCACCTACAAATGTTGCCAATACAAAAACATCAGAGACATTTATAAGTCCAGATGTATTTAATAACGACCCTACATTTTTAAATCTAAACGTAAGAACAGTTTAAAAGGCGCCTGTTTCCAAGCGCCTTTAAGCAATAATATTGAGAGAGATTACTCGTCTTCTGCTAGTTTACTAAAATAAGACAACGTATCGTCATCATCAATAGCAGATTGAGTCTTACTATTACTTTTTGCCTTACCGTTTGTTTTTGTTGGA